CCGGTAAATCCACGCGGCCCTCGCTTCCCTTGAATTCCCTGGTCTCCTTGCTTCCCTTTTTCTATATCGTTTGTGATATGAATACTTTTGCTAAACTCCGTTTTTAAAATATTTCTGAAGCCGTTTATGGGATAAATTCCTGAAAACCGTAACCGATAATTATTTGTTTTCACCATCATAGGAATGTTAAAACATCTTTTAGGAAAAGACGTCCCAGGCGGGTTGTTGGCTACATAATTAATAATAGAAATCCCTTCACCGTTAACCAGATCAATAGAAGCGTGAACTGGGATAGCCATAAATTTTTCACCTGTTAATTTAAAACACACCTCATCCCCCACTCTAGCTTTATCAGTATCAATCGACAAAGAATCAATCCTAATGGGATTGTAAGGGTAGAAGAACGCAAATCCGAGATAAATAGTAATGATGACAACTATAAAAAAGAGTCCAGTTAGAGCATATTCTTTTATAAAGTCGCGGATTTCATAAAAAACATCGCGGATAAGATTCTTCATTTCAACACCTCTTCCCCCGACGTTCCTGATTTTGCATGGTGATGAAGATATTTATCCACATCCTCATGCGTCCTCTTGCAATCAAGAATTAATGTCCGGTCTTCAATGTCTGTCTTCATAGCCTTCACATCTCGCCAAACATCTTGGACGAAGAAAATGATTACCGCCAGCAAAGCAGAAATTATCCATAATAAAGTTTTTGTATCCATTCGCGTTTTCCTTCACAATGTATTTGGCCTAACTGTTACCACCTGCCGCCCGCGCTTTATTTACGCGGGCGGCGATGACAACAACGTTATGTGAGGGTAACTTTTACCAGCACACCGGGACGCATACACAACGGCAGCGGGTTGGACTCGATATGCAGGTCAACCCAGCGACCCATGCCTTCCATGACCTGCTTGACGTACAACTCAATGCCGGGCGTGTTGACAGTTTCAATGAAATTGCCAGGGGCATAGATCTGTTTGAAGGTGTTCATGGTGCCCATCGGGAACGCATGGCCTTCACCGGATGCAATGAATCTGCGCGAAACACCATTTTCATCGGTGGCGACGCCGCGATATTCTTCAAAGGTGACACCGGCAAATATGAAACCCTTGCGCGGATCAGTTCCTGACATCTGAGCGGCGGCCTGCCAGTTGACGTAGAATTTTTGGACGTTGACATGACTGATCAAAGCATCGAAAAATTCAGCCGATACCAGAACGCGGACTTCGGTCATCTGCTCGCCCTGAAGGTGGTCTTCAATATAGCGTAACAGTTCCCGGCATTTGGCGGTAACGTCGGTCCCGGCGACATCTAATTCGAAACTGATGATCTTGGGGGTGATACCAAATTCGGTGTAGAGATTGTAAATGGTCGATGCATCGGCATCCAGGATGATACCCTTCAACGCGCCCATCCGCATGTGCTCGATCGTGATGGAGAATTTGTCCTTGGCGGTCTGGAGATGTTTGTTCATGGTGCTCGCCAGAGTCTTCATCTGATTGGGCTGGCCGAATTCCCGGACGCCGGAAAACTCTTCCGGTCTGATGATGTCGTCCAGTGTATTGTGCGTAATGTAAAACGACCGCGCTTTGCGCTTGACCATTTTATTGTAGGGGGCGGGTGCGCCAACGGGCATGGTTTTCAGCAGACTGAGAATGCCATTTTGCTCTTCTACTACGGCTGTCCGGGTTGTAATCCCGTCGATACTGCCGAAAATGCCAAGCTGGTTGACTCTGCCGTAATTGTTCGGCAGGATATTGATTGCGCCGCAAAGATTGGTCATCGAAAAGGCATCTTGTTCAAAAGGGTTGATTATTTCACCCGATAGCGATCCGCGCTGGCAGGCACATTTTTTGAACGTGAACATCACGAACATCATCATGAAATTCAATAAAATTCTCATTAAATCTCTCATTTTCTATTTCCTCCTTATTAGGGTTGTAGGCTGAAGGTCTTTTTTGTTCGCCCTCGGCGTTTTGTTTTATTTATGGATTCCGGCCTTCGCCGGAATGACGGCGAAAGCCGGAATGACTTCTTGTTTTACTTAACTACTTACACCTCCTTGACACTGACGATTCCTTTGGCCAATAACTGCGCCATGACGGCCGCTTTCTGTTCCGCCGATACGACCGGATCCGTTACAGGCCAGACCAGATTTGCTTCGACAACTTTTGCATTGCGGACAATGGCTACGGCTTCCTTGTCGGCGCTGGTTGCGTCGCAGTCTGCCGTCAAAATGCCATAGACATTCTGTATGCCGTCAAGCGCGGCAAAGTTGATGGCAAGACAATCGCCGTCACCTGCCGCGATGGTCACGGTAAAGGTGTCGCCCACCGCAAAATCGGGGGTTCCATCGTTGACGGTGAAGTTGATCTGGTCGTTGATGTACGCGACGCCTGCAACGGCTTCCGGCAATGCAAGGCCGTCGGGATCTTCGACGGAAAATAAGCCGCTGGCATCCACGACATGCGTGCACTTGACGGTGTAGATGCCGGCCTTGGGTTTTGCGCCGGCGGTTACGCCAGTCATGGTTCCTGCGCCGGTATTGCCGCCGGCTTTGGCTGTGCCGGTTGTCGGACATGCGCCCAGGGTTGCCTTACCCAGGACGGCTCCGACGACAAGGTTCTGGCCAGCTTTGATGATTACGACTTCGCGGGAAAAAAAGTTGCTTCCCTGCTCGTATTTCAAAATATCGTCGAGACGATTTACTTCTGTTTGGGTGGTCATATTATTTCTCCTTTCGCTTATGTGAATTTATATTTGTATCTCATATCTCGTGAAGCGTATCTCGCTTTTGCTGTTTCGCTTCACGCTTCACTATTTCTTCGCGGCTGCGGCCCGCGCTTTGGCGTCGGTGATCAACGGGCTGATTTCACCGGTGCCCAGTGCCGTCACGGTGCTTTTGATCACGGCTTGCTGCGAGCTTTCGGCTTTGGCTTCAAGCACTTGCTTGCGGGCGTCTTCAATGCTTGCGGCGGATGAAATCAGGCCGATGGACAGCTTCTCCATGCCGCCCAACGCGCAGATTTCCAAAACGGACACGGTCTGAGCGCGGATGGTTTTTTCCGCTTCGGCTTTAATTGCGCTAAAATCGACGCCCTTCAGGTCGCCCACCAGTTGATCGGCTTTCACGCCCATAGCGACGGCGATGGCCTCCAGGTTGGCGGACGGAATTAAAACGCCTTCTGTTTGTGCTTTGGGGACAAACCCCATTTCTGCGAGTGCCGACGCCAACATTTCTGCTGGTGTGTCTATGGCAGCCGCCCGCAATTTTTCCAATAATGCTTTCATATTTCCTCCTTTCACTTTCTTTTTTGTTATTTCACTCATTGCCTTTGTCCGAGGCGTTACGGAGTCGGCCAGGCCGACATCCACCGCGTTCTTTCCAAAATATAACGCGGCTTCCGTATCCCGGACAGCTTGCGGGCTCATGCCGCGATTTCTGGCTACTGTTTTGACAAATAATTCGTAATGACTGTTAATAATACCTTGCAGTGCTTGCGCGGCTTCGGGTGACAATGCCGTGTGAGGGTCAAAATCGTTTTTGCGCGCGCCCGCATAAAGCGGCGTATATTTGACGCCGATGTTTTCATCGTATTTGCTTTGATCCATGTGCTCGAAGATGACGCCGACGGATCCGGCGCTGCCGGTGCGAGGGAGGTAAATCTTCTCCGCTGCCGATGCGATCGCATAGGCAGCGGAATAGGCGATTTCGTTGACTACGGCGTAAATCGGTTTGACGCCTCGCGCATTATAGATTTCATCGACCAGATCAAAACATCCGGACACTTCACCGCCGGGGCTGTCCACGTCCAGGACGATTCCGGTGATGTTGGGATCGGACAGCGCCGACTGGAATTGCGCGCGGATGCTTTCGTAAGACGTATCGCCGAAAAGCCATTCCATGAATTCATCGGATTTGTTGGCCAGGATGCCACACACGGGAATGACGGCAATGCCGCCCTGCGCCTGGACGCCGGAACGTGTGCCAATTCCGGCAGGCAATGCGGCGGTTTTCCCGGTGATCTGGATTTGTGTGCCGATGTGCGCACTTAAAATATTCAAAATAGTATTGAGGCTTTCGGGATGCAAAAGCAGGGGTGTATTGATGAGTCTTGCGGCTACTTGCATGATGGATGCGTTTTTCATTTCTATACTCCTTTGGCCGGATTTACCGGCGCGGATTCTGTTATTGTTTCATCCACGGCTTTCTGCATGGCGCCGGATGATGCGGTTTTGCGCGGGTCGCTGTCCAATACGAGCCCGGCTTTATCCGCGCGAGCATTATCTTCCGCAATTTCAATGTCCACGTTTTCCACGTCATCGCCCTTTTCAGCCACGACCCGGGCGCGGGATTTAAAGCCGTTGCGAATGGCCATTTGTTCGGCCAGTTGATCTTTGACGGGATCGACCCAGGCCCAGCCGTCGGGCCGCCATAAAATGCGCAGGTACTGCCTGCGTTTCTGGAAATAATCGGGAATGCGCAAAGCGCCGCATAATACGGCGGTATCCATCCAGCGCCGGGCAATCGGACGGCAAAACTGATAGATGATGATTTGATGTTGCAATTGATTAACGCGGCGGCGGAATTCCAGAAGTCCGGCACGGATGGATGAGTAATTAACACCGGACAAATCGCCGGTGAGTTGTTCGTAGGTGATGCCCATGCCGGCGGCGACTTCGCGAAGTTGCTGTTTGATCCAGACATCATAGGTGATGCCGACATCGGCGGGTTTGGAAAATTCGACGGCCTTACCGACCGGCAACACGGGAAATGTGCCGGGCTCCAGGGCGATAATATCGTTGGCGTTGACATCGGGGCTGGAAAGCTGCCGGCCGAATAGTGTCCCGGCGGCGGCACCTTCGGCGTTCATTGTTTCCGTGATAAAACCACCAAACATGGCGGCTGTTTTTTTGCGGACAAGTTCAGCGTCTTCATACTGATCAAGTTCTCGCAGTTTAACGATGATGGAGGCTAACCAGGGACGGCCTCGCATTTGACCGATCCGCAGCGGTTTGTAAACATGCAGCATGTCGGCTTTGGGTATGCGAATTCTCTCTGTGGTGATGGTTTTAAATGACAGCATTTCGCCGGGATGCTCGTTCCAAATCCAGTAGGCCTGGCGGCGTCCCAGCTTGTCTATTTCGATGCTCATACGGATTTCGTTGCCGTTGGTGGCGGCGCTGTTGAATGTTTCGTCCAGGTGGTCGGCTTCGAGTAACTGAAGTTTTAAGGGAACGGTGTCATATTCGCCGGGACCGACATCTACAAAACGGCAAAGGAATTCTCCAGCATCGATTAGACCGGAAACGCCGAGACTCTGTTGACCATAAAAATCCAACAGATCATAAAAGTCGGATTCGTCCGTCCAGTCGTTCCAGAGTTCCTGGATTTGTTGCTTAAGATCGGGATTGTCTTTGATCTGCCAGCGGGGATTGATGCCTGAGCCGATGATATTGGCGACGTAACTTTCGGCGCCGCTTTCGGCCAACGGGTTGTTGCGGCGAAGCTCGCGTGTGCGTCCGCGCAGGGTGTTCAGTGATGAATAGAGGCTGGTATTCGGGCCGACGGATGATGTGCCCCACATGCCCATGCGCCGGCCGGTTGTCGCGCCTTCATATTCGCCCAACATTGCCGCCCGTGGAATGTTGCGTCCGTATTGATCGACTATTTTGAGTGCGGGCACAGTCATGTTTACAGTCCCTTTTCCGTTGAGGTGAGCACAAAACGGCGTTTAGTTGTGGATACAGAATCGATTTCGGTCTGTATTGCATCGCGCAGGGTTTGCAGCGCTTTGATGTCCGCCGGACCATATTGGATGGTCTTGCCGTTGATGTTGACGCTAACGACGCGCTTGCCTTCGGCCAGGGCGATAATGGCGGCTTGGACTTTAAATAATTCGTCGACAGTGTACATAAAAGCGGGCCTCGTATCTCGTGAAGCGAATTTATTTTCTTTCGGGGGCAGAATCGCAGAAAAAAGAGAACAGTTCAAGGCGCTCCATTCCGCTCGGTTCCGCTCGGTTCAAAGAAAATGCATGGGAAATTAAGGAAAATCGTGAAGCGTGAAGCGTGAAGGGAAATAAAAACCACCCTGCCACCTAAAGGTGGAACACGGGTGGCGCGAGCCCCTGGGGAGGGGCTGAGGTTGACTATCTTTTGTACAAATTAGCAAACTGACTTTTTGCGGTCATTCCCGCGAATACCCTAAAGGGCACGAGTGCGGGAATCCAGGATTGTAACTCCAATATTCTTATTATTTTCGGTTAACTATTATTCTTGCGCTGATAAACAGCATGGCCGCCAATGACATGCTAGATTCTTTATTAAGACAAGCGGAGACCACGTGGATATCACCTATGATCTTTTTTACAACTTCCTGATCGCCGATATCCAAATTATTAAGCATCGCACCGGCTAGTTTGCCAAACTCATCACTAACTTCAGGAAATATGACCTCTTCTGATCTTGTAGGTTTTTTCATATTTTCTTTCCTTTCTGGATTCCGGCTTTCCTTTGTGCAATTATTTTACAACTCAAATACTTTAATGTCCAGATGTTTTTCAATCCATTCGGCGAC